GACATACCTGCTCGGCCACATCCAGCAGACTGCCGGGTGCGGCCTCGCCGGTGTAGGTGTCGGTGATCTCGGCCAGGTCGCCGAGCTCGACGCCGGGCCACGGCTCCATGGCCGTGACCAGCTGGCGGAGCGTCGTCTCTGCCGAAAAATTCTTCAGGGTCTGGAGGCTGCTGCGCTCGTCGAGGATGTAGGCTGCGTCGCGGGCAGAGACCACAAGGCGGTGGTCGGAGGTCTGGGCGGAGCATATCCGCATGAGGTGCTCGCTGCCGGCCAGCCAGAGATACCGGTCGGGGCGGCAGAGGGCCTGCAGGCTGGTAGATTCATGAAGCTCCAGCTGCGCCCCCTGCACGTTCTTGTAGGTGTTGTACCGCTCCGGCCAGACCAGCGACACCCAGCTCTCGATTCGCCCCAGAAGCTTCAGCTCGGGGCCATAGACAAAGATCGTCTTTGTACCGCTGGCAGTCAGGGCAGATGCTTTTTCGCCGCTCATGAGTTTTCCTCCACTACAAGAGATGCATACGCTGCGCTGAAACTCAGGGTCAGATAGAGCGCCGTCATGCCGCTGTCGGCAGTGCGTGTCCATGCCCGTGTGCCGTGACGCAGCGTCCAGAGGGTGCTGCTCTCATCCAGCAGCTCGAAGGCGTTGAAGGTCTCGCCGTCGATGATCTGCTCGATGCGCAGCCGCCCGTCCTCCCGCCAGAGCCGAATGACGTCGCCGTCCTGCATCTCGGTGAGAAAACGAAGATACTCTCCGGTAGCAAGATCCCGCACGCCGGGGTTTCGTACGACGCCCTGCGCAGTCAGCGTCAGCACAAAATCCTGCGTGTCCGGGCCGGGGTTGCTGAGCTTGAGAAAATCCGACTGGATGCGCAGGCCGAACTGGTGGGTGCTATAGCAGACGGGCAGCCGGAACGCAGGCTGCGTATAGAACAGCGAAATGCTGGTCTCGGAAACACTGCGCCAGTAGGGATTCGGGCAGTAAAGCTGAAAGCTGAAGGTGGGCCAGAGGTTTGCGGCACTGATGGCGGGGCAGCGCTGCACTTCGGCGTCGCAGTAGTATTTTCCGGCCACGGTCAGCCGCCCGGTGGCCCCGGGGGTGAAAATATCCCGCAGCTGACGCTTGAGATAGGCAGTATTCCGCAGGATGCGCCCGGTAATGGTGCGGGTCACGCCGGAGATGCTGCGGCTCTCCACGGTGGCACCCACCTGCTGGTAGCCCTGACTGGTCTCCAGCTCCACCGGCAGATCGCCGATGGGGTCGATGCTGTAGAGCACGCCTGCCTTGTAGCCGAAGCTGAAGCTCTGGCCGCTGCTGGCGGTAAAGATGGCATCAAACACCGGCAAGCACCGCCCTTTCCTGTTCGTATCGTGCTTCGCGCATCAGGTCAGCCGCTGTCTGCGCTTTGGAGTAAATATACTGGTTGATCTCATACGAGGGCCGGGGCTTGCGCTCAGGCCGAGCGGTTTCTTTCTCGTAGTCCCACAGCGAGTAGCTGGGGGCGGTGACGGCGCTGCCGGAGCCGGAGCTGCTGTTGGGCGTCTTCACGGAAGATCTGCTGCTGCTCCCCAGCTTCATGGCAATGGCCGCGATGGCCACAGCCAGAGCGACGCCTGCAGCGATGACCATAGCACCCACAGGCAGGCCGATGCCGGTAGCCGAGATGGCCGCACCGATGGACTCCAGCATGGCGACAAAGGCAGAGCCGACCGTGGTGACGAGGGTACCCATCGCGGCGAAGATGGTGGGGAAGGCCGAGAGCAGGTTGCCCGAGAGGGCCGTGCTGATGGCCTTGGCCGCTGTGCCGAGGGGGCCTTTAAGAGCCGCGAAGGTGTCCTGCAGGGTGCCACTCAGCTGCCCGGCCAGAGAGGCAACGTCGCCAAAGCGGCCGGTAATGCCCTCGAAGAGCTGCTGTCCCAGAGAAGCCGCGCCCTGCGCCAGCCCCTGTGCGCCCTGTCCGAGAACGCCGTTCAGGCCGTCCACCAGCGAGAGGGCGTAGTCGGTGAGCTGCTGCTTCTGGTCAGCGGTCAGGCCGCTGTAGAGGGCGGATGCCGCCCACTTGCCGATGCCCACCCAGTCGCCGCTCTTCACGGCTTCCCACAGGGTGGGCATCGTGCCGAGGACGCCCTCGTTGGCCCGGTCTTTGAGGGCAGACCAGAGGCCGTCCAGTGTCTTGGCGGCGCTGTCCTTGATGCTCTCGGCCACCTGCTCGGTGCCGTCGGCGGCAATGGTCTTGACAGTCTCCACCGTGCGGAGCGCTCCGTCGATGACCTTGTCCTGCGTCTGGGTGATGACCCGCTGCTGTTCGGTGGTGCCGTCCGCGAGAGTTTTGGTCACGGTCTGGGTGGTGGTCTTGATGCCGTCCGCGAGGGCCGTGGTGGTGGCCGTCACGGTGTTCACCACGTCTCGCACGGTCTCCATGGTCTGGCTGACCGTCCGCTTGCCGTCCGCCGCGATGGTCTCGACGGTCTTGACGTCCTTGAGGACACCGTCCACCATCTCGCGGCTGGTGGAGGTGATGGTCTGCTTCTGCTGGGCGGTGCCGTTGGACAGCTCCTCGTTGATGGTCTGGATGGTGCGCTTGGTGTTCCCGACGACCTCATAGGCCGTGTCGCTGTAGGAGTTCACCACCGAGGCGGCAGTCTTTGCGGCAGAGCCGGCCTTTTGGGCGGCAGCAGCCGCAGCGTCGCCGGACTTGGTGTAGGCCGGGATGGTGTCCTCGACCTGCTTTGCGAGGTTCTGCATCCTGAATGCATTGACCTCGGCCTTATCCACCACATCGTCACTGAGAGTCCAGTCGGTGTCAGGCTGTGCAGCAGTCTTAGCGACCTGAATGCCTGCAGTGGCGATGGTCGCCGCCGTGCCGGTGCCGTTCAGGCCGCTGATAAAGCTCTGAATGAGATTCTTGCCCCACTGCACAGCCTGCCCGGGCAGGGATTTTATCCAGCTGATCGCGCCGGAGATGCCCTGCTGCATGGCCTGCGTCACAGACGACGCCATGCTTTTGATGCCGCTGGCCAGCCCCTTCAGGATGCTTGCCCCGAGATTCATCCAGTTGAAGGCGGAGATCACCGAGACGATGGCCTCCACGATCTTGCCCATATTCTGGATGATGAGAGGGATGCTGTCGATAAGGCCTTTGCCCAGCTGCACCATGAGGCCGACCGCACCGGCTAAAATTTTCGGTGCATTGTCGTTGATGAGGCCCGCGATGTTTATGACAATATCCGGGATGTAGGCGAACAGTTCCGGCAGACCCTCCACCAGCCCGTTTGCAAGGCTGAGGATGAGGTCGATGCCTGCCGAGACAAAATCACCGAAATTCGCCCGCAGCTTTTCGGTGAAGGAGAGGACGGCGGGCAGCGCCTGCGACAAAAAATCCGGGATGCCTGCGGCAAACCCGGATGTGAGATTCTGCAGCAGCTGGGTGCCGGTCTGAAGGATGGCCGGGGCCAGCGCAGCGATGGCTTCCGGGATGCCGCCGACCGCATTGACGACCAGCGGGAGGAGGTTGTCCACCAGATAGGTGCGGGCCGTCTCCACAAGGGCCTCCAGCGAGGGCTGAAGGTCCTCACCCAGCGCCATCTGTCCCAGAACATTCTGGGCTGCGGCCTTCATGGAGGCAAAGGAGCCGGTCAGGGTGGTGGTGGCCTCCCTGGCCGTGGTGCCGGTGATGTCCAGCTCGGTCTGGATGACATGGATGGCGCTGTACATGTCGGCCAGATTGCCGAGGTCGTAGTGGACACCGGAGATCTTCTCGGCGTCCTTCAGCAGCCGCTGCATCTCAGCCTGCGTGCCGCCGTAGCCCAGCTTGAGGTTGTCGAGCATGGTTCTGCTTTGCAAAGCCCTGATAGGCGTTCTGGATGTCCTGCATCGAGGTACCCATCTTGTTTGCGTTGTCAGACATATCCACCATCGCCATGTTGGCCAGCTGAGCCGCCGCGTCGGTGTCCTGACTGACGCTGGAAAGCAGGCTGGCCGCGAAGCTGGTTGTGGACTCCATGTAGTCGTTGGCCGACAGACCGGCGGTCTTGTAGGCCTGTGCGGCATAGGTCTTGACCTTGTCGGCGCTGTCCTTGAACAGCGTTTCGATGCCGCCGAGGCTCTGCTGGAGAGCACCGCCCGCGTTGACCGAGTCGGAGATCATCTTCCCGATGGCGGCAGTACCCAGCACCGTTTTGATGGTGCCGACCAGCTTGCCGGTGAAGAGCTGTCCGGCAGACTCACCGGCGCGGGCGCTTTCGCCGCCCAGCTCTTCGGCGATGCTGTCCTTGATGCCCTTGGCCGAGGGAACGATCTGGACATAAGCTTTGCCGAGTTCAATGCCGTCTGCCATGTTCAACCTCCTTTCATGGCGGCAAGTGCCGCCTCAAAATCTTCCGGGCTGTCGAAGCTCTGCACATTGCCGGTGCCGCCTGTATCGGGATCGGTGAGGGCGGCAAGGATGGAGTCGGGCGGG